CTCAGATTCGCCACCTTCACCGATTAATGCGTTAGTTGGCTTATTAACAAAACCGCCCTCGGCAAAAGGCAGAAGACCAAGAAGACCACTTCCTCCCTCGCCTCCCTTGCTAAAGGTGCCGATACCTGCCTTAAGGAACATTCCGCCAACCGACTTCAGGATGCCTGACAGAGACTCGCCAAGTGACTTACTGCCTGTAATTGCGTCTTGAATGCCTTGGACAAGGCCAGACTGAATCGTCTGACCAATGCTTTCAAACAAAGCCTCAAGGCGTTGAGCCTCAGTTACTTGATCTTGCAACCCCGCGACCTTTGCAACCTGTGCTTCGACTTCTGCTCTGTTTAGGCCCGTAGTGGAATTCATAATTCTCTCCACCTCTTGCTTCAGCTGCACTTCTTTCTCGTTGCCGTTCAATTTTGCTTGAAGAAGCTCAACCTCTTCGATAAGAGGTCTCATTGCGTCTTCTCTAGCTTGTGTTAGATCTATTACGTCTTGCGCATCTTCCGCAAGAGCTGTGCCGATGAGGCTGCCTTTTTCTGCGTCAAAAGCTTTGTTAGTAATGTCAATAAGTTTTTGGCGTTTTTCTTTAGAAATGTTTTCTAAATTGTTAATTCTTGCAATAGCATCAGCCCGCCTAAAATCATTTTTAAGTAAATCCTTGCCAAGCTTTGAGTTTTCTTCTAGTAACTTTAGCTGACGCTGCGCTTGCGTAAACATTTTTGCAGCTTTGCTAGCACCATCTCCTGGCGGTGGCTTTATTACTTGATTAAGTTTTCTCCTTTCAGCCTGAAGATTCATTAGTTGAAGACTTAGGTCAGCGAATTCTTTGTCTAAGTCTTTTAGATCTTGCTCGAGGCCAGTAATTTCAGCAAATTTAGTATCTTCGCCAAATTTACTAATTGAAGCGGCTTGATTTTTTAACTTTGCGATTGTGTTCTCTATAGTTGCTCTTGTTTGGATTCTTGTAGCAATTGCAGACTCAAGCTGTTTTTCCGAGCCAAAATTGACCAAATCATTGAACTCTCTTTGCTTACGGCTAGCTTCAGCCATTTTATTGACAAAGAAGCCAAGCGCCAAAGTGATAGCAGCAAAAGGCAATGCTGCCAAAGCCACTTTAAGAACTCCCGCCCCAGCAGCAGCAAAATAAATCTTTGCGCCAAAAACTTTAAATAAAGCCGCTTGTTGAGTTAAAAAAGCGCCTAACTTTGTAACTGCCAGGACTTTTATTAGCTTCGTTAAAGTAAAAACAGCCGTTGCAGAAACTGCTGCGCTGACAATAAAGCTTTGGACACCAGGCGGCAGTTCATTGAATGATTTTAGCAAATCGGTTGCACCTTGCACTAAAGGCAAAATTGCTGGCAATAAGTTTTCTGTTAAAACCTTAGCCAGCTTAACTCCTTGATTTTTTAAATTCCTAAATTGTTGAGCTGGTCCCTTCATTGCCTCTTCAAGCTTTTCAGCCCCTTCAGATTCAACTCTCTTAAGTGCTGCAAGAACAATTTTGCTTGAAATTTTGCCTTCTTCGCCTAACTTCTTTAAAGAGCCTGTTGTTGTATTCATCTCAAGCGCAATCGCTGTTGCAATTAAAGGCGCTTGTTCAAGAATTGAATTAAGTTCTTGCCCTCTTAAAACGCCACTACCTAATGCTTGAGTCAACTGCAAAAACGCACCAGAAGATTCTGAAGCAGTAGCCCCAGCTAGTTTTGCGGCAATGTTAAAACCATTGAAAGTTGACTCAATCTCTTCAAGACCTAACCCCATTGGTCTGAGTCTTGCCAGCAAACGTGCAACTCCTTCATTTGCCTCAGTTGAAGAGAGTCCAAAACGACTCGCCGAACGAGAGGCTACGGCGAGAGCTTCAGCAGAATCACCAGTGCTCATGCTGAGAAGTTTTATTCTGCGTTCAGCCTCTATCGCATCAACTCCAGTCTGAAGAATCCCGGAAACTGTTGCGGCACCACCAAGGGCTACAAAAGTATTCCTGAGTCCCCTAACGGTTTTATTAACACCAGAAACCTCCGTATCTAAATTCTTATATGCCAAGCTTGCCTTTGATGCTGATGATGTCGCTGCCTGTCCGGCTCTATTAAAAGAACCTTGAGTTGCATCAATGCTTTTTTTTAATTTATTTGTACTGTCCGATAAGGCCTTTAAGGCCCGTTGAGGCTGTTGAGCCTTAATAAGCAGTTCGACTGTAGAAGAAACAGTTGCCACACTCAGCCGGTCAATAGCCCAATACTACCGCCGACTTGTCTTTGCGCGATCCATTGCCTGCTGCTCCCGTTCACCCTTCAGTTCGTAGTACGCAGCAAAATGCACAAGCTCCGCATCGGTTAGTTCCGTACGAAGCCTGCTAAGAGTCATTCCCAATTCGCAGCACAAGAAAAACTCAAAGTTGAGCCAACTGTCCTGCTTCAGTCGTTTTTTGCTTCTTCAAGATCAGCCTCTCCTCCAAGGCCAAACAAGAACAGCTCAAGCTCGTTCAAAACAGACTCAGGCAATTGCCGCTGAAGCTTGGGCGCATCAGCAGAGGAAAAAGCTTTTGAGCCGTCCTCAAGCTCTGCCATTTGGCACAGCATCTGCGTGCTGATGTCTAATGCTTCTTCAGTGCCAGAAAGGCTTTGCGCTTTTTTACGGTCAGCGCGTGTGATCGGTTTAAAAAACAGATCTACAACTTTCTTGCCGTCAGCGTTTTTTAATTCAAACTTGCGGCGCTGGTTGAGATCAAACGCCCCAACCAGCAGATCGACGGTGCGATTTTGAGCCATTAATTAAAAGCTTGCGCTTAAATTATAGCTTTATCACTGAAGGTTGCCGGTGATAGTACCGCTGGTAATGAAATTGCAGCTAACGATGTCAATCTCACCAATAGTAGAAGTGATTTCCATGTCAGTGATGATTCCAGCAAAGCTCACAGAGTCGCTACCACTAGTAGTGCCAGTCGTAAACAGCTCAAATGTTGCATCTGCAGGGTCTGAAGTCGTCAAAACGTCTTCAAGGAAAGCAGCTTGTCCAGTCGCGTCAGGGTCATAGACCAGCTCAACGGTGCCAGAGCCACTAATCATGCTGCCAACAAAACTGCGGAAGGAGTCTCCGTGCTTTGAAACATCCAAAGTTTCCTTTGTGGTTGAAAGGCTCCAGCTACGAGTGCCAACAACGGTGGCTTTGCTGCCGCCTGCTGCTTCAAACTGAACGGCGCCTTGTTCGCCTCGGATTGTTGCCATGGTCAGAGTTCCTCGATGGATTCAAAGGTCACACGGACCTGGGTTTGGAAATAGCCCTCGGGTGGTGCTGAAAGCAATACCTCTGGACCTGTTGCAGCGTCGAAGAAAACCCCCGACACGATGACCCTATTGTAAAGGTCTCGAATCCTTTTGCCGATAGTAAAATTAGCTCCCGGACCAACCCCTGTGGCAGAAAAAATGCTGATCACAACAAGACCAACAATTCGATTCTGAGAATCAGTTGTTAGCCCTTGGCTTAAATACTCGCTAGAACCAAAACTTACAAGACATTGCACAAATGACGAATTAGGCGTCGGCTCAAATGCCATGTTGTGGAACACAACAGGAATGACCGGGCTGCTTGCCAGCTCAGTTGCTAAACGAGCTTCAATAATTGACCTGATGGTGTTGAGATTGGCCGCTGCCATCAGATCCCTCCAGTAATACGCCTAAGAATTTTAGAGAGACGAGTTTCAATGATCTCATTCATAATGTTTTCCGGGTAACGCTTAACGACTGGAGGAGTCCCTGTGGTCTTAGGTGGGCTCCCTTTACCAGGTGCATACTTACCTTTCCAAGAAGGTGGCATCGACTCCCCAAACATCACAGCCGGGGCATAATCCTGTGTATTTGATCCGTTCGGGTTTAGCTGCGAACTGACGTAAACACGTCCCGTAAACCTATCAACAGATTGTTTACGCCATGAGTTAATCAAAGTACCAGTTACAACCGGCGTTCCAAGCCCTGGCGGACTCTCTGTTCTTAGCTTGACGTACAGCTCGTCAGTCAAAGACAACACCAACCGCTCAACCTGCGACTCAAACAAATCAGCAATCTGATCAATCGGAATGCCTGCAGTCCGGCTAATTGTTTTAGGCGTACGTGCCATCGTTATGCTCTCAGGATTAGTTCGTGAGTGATCGCCGTATTGTCTTGCTCCGTAGTTTCAACCTGAATAATTTGATGCACAATCGTGCTGATCACAACGCGGTCCTTAGTCTCAGGGGCTGATGGCAAATCCTTTGCTGCAATCGTCAGGCGCTTATCACCTTGCTGCACAAGCTCATTCACCTCGCGAACGCTTACATCTTCCAAAACACCTTTGACGTCGGTATCGCTGGCCGTCTCAGTAATTGCGCCCGTTGTGGCGTTATAGCTGCCAGCAGAAACGTAACGAACTGTCACATCACCGCCAAATTTTGCGATGACAGTGCCGGCCACTTTCTCAAGGGATTGAGCAAGTCCCATCAGACGCTATAAACAACGACATGACCAGAGGTCAAAGTAATCGAAGTAAAGATCACGCCTTCGATGCAAGCGCCGGTATTAATGTTGATTGCAGACGGAGCACCTGATCCGTTCTCAGTAATGCCTTCAGAAACCATCGCAGCAATGACTGAGTCTTTCAAGGCTTCTACCTTGTAAAACCTGCCAGTATGCGCGGCTGTATCAGTGATGATAATTGCCTTTGACGGCGAATAACCCATGCCCATGATCAGCTCCGTTTGATTGCGATGTTGCCTGGTCCGCTAATTCTAAGCCCTGTCAAGTAACGCTCAACCATTGGCGGGATTCGATCTGCACCAACAGCACCGGTCTTGTCAGGCGTTACGTCAAGGCTGCCAATTTTGACGTTCTTAAAATCTTCAAGGCCACCAAGGCTGATGCCATCAACGTTGTTTTTTAAGTAGACGGCAAGTTCAATCTGAGCACGCTTGACCTGATCAGGAACTTCGGTGTCTGCGAAGTAATCGTCGGATATGCGGAACGGAAAGCCCGTTGAAAATGTGTTCACGTACGTGTCTGGCTTTCGCACGCCAGTACGCGGCCATTGCAGTGCCTGTGTGTCGGTGGCGCGTGCGCCTAAAAATCTTTCGCGGTCAAGCCGCTGTGTTGCTGCCGTCAACGCACGATTGCGCGAATCTGCGTTGCCTGTCGTCCACTTAG